ATTTGGATTCGTTGCGAAACATGTCAATATTTTTTCGATATTCGGATTGACAAAACATGTCCAATTTGCCTGAAATATGAACATCACCAAAGACGAAATAAAACGATTCAAAGAATTCCGAAACATTATGTTGATTAAAAAGTCGGAAATGTACGCGGACGGCAATTTTAACGCCGTTTTGGTCATTACTGATTTGATTCAGCAATTCAACGAAATCAACAAATCAATAAAACAAAAAATCGAAAATGAAAAAATTGACTATTAAGGGCGCAATTGCCATGATAATTGTTTTGCCAATCATGTTCGCGTTATCAATCGCAACATTCATATTTGTCTATTCAATCAAATTATTGTTTTGGGTTTCCAAGGTCACCGGAATCACCGAAGCGTTTGATTATTTGTCGTATATTGTCAAACGAAAACAAAAATTGAATTCATTCATTAACGCGTTGACTGACGACGACAAAATCACATTCAAAAATGGGTAAATTGTTCGAAATGATTTCCGGGAAAAAAGACGTTGACCAAATTCAACGAAATATTAATTGGGTTGATAACCAAATAAAAAATTTGGAACAAACGAAATTCATTTTGGATCAACAATTGGCGACCATGCGCAAGGAACGCGAAAAACTAATTGAAAAACTGAAAAAATGAACAAGGCAATTTTGACGGTGATTTCGATTCATTTTACTTTGTTTATTATTTTGGTGCTATGGATTGAATATGAAAAATATAAAAATCGGAATGACAATGAATGAATTGTTGGAATTTAATGATTGGGTTGACGGCCTGATTGAAGACCTTGCAAACAACGAAAATGTTTCTTTGCTTGAATTTGAAAATCGTTTCAATCAAATCGAATCCGAACGTGAACGGGTTTTGTTGATGTTGTCAAAAATCAACGATTTGTTGGATGACAATGATTTTTCGTAATTTTGACCAAACGGGACGCGAATCGTCCGAAAAAATTCAACATGGCGCATCGAACAATAAAAGACAAAATCGCATTATCAAAAAAAATTTGCGACGATTACGGATCAAACAACGCAACCATTGAATCATGTTGTGGTGAACATGGAATAACACACCGGACATTTCTTTTGTGGTGCAATGATATTTCGGAAGTTTCTGACATTTATAAAATAGCAAAGGAAAAAAACACGAAAATCGCAAAGGACGGAATGCGCGAAAAAGCGTTGAACGCGTTGCAAAGGTTTTTGACCGGTTGGAGTGTTGAGGAAACCGAAACCGAAGAAATGAAAAACGGCAAAGGCAAAATCGTAATGACAAAGACCAAAAAGAAAAACAAGTTCATTCCGCCGTCAACAACCGCAATGATTTTCGCGCTGAAAAATATTGATCCGACAAATTGGAATGAAGACATGACAATTGATTTCGGTGGCGAAAAACAAGTGTTCAAAATAGGCGACCAAACGATTGAATTTAAATAAACGCCGGGTGAACAATTGTCAAACCAAAGGTTTTTCAAAGCGTTGGAAGTTCGGTTCGAATCCGACACCCGGCCCAAATCAACAACAACATGTCAGTTTTATTTGAACCGCATCCGAAACAACACGAATTCATTCAGGCGGTATTTTCTGAAAAATATAAATATTTGCTTTTTGGCGGGGCGGCCGGTGGTGGAAAATCATTCGTGTCATTGGCGACATTGATTTTGTTGGCTCGTATTTATCCGGGTTCGAAATCGTTTGTCATTCGTGAATCATTGCCAACATTGAAACGAACAACGATTCCGTCGTTTTTCAAGTTGTGTCCGAAATCGTTTGTCAAAAGTTACAATCAAACCGACCAATTGGTCAAATTTCGCAATGGATCAACGTTGACGTTTTTCCCGGAAAACTATGTCATGGACAAAAACCTAACGCGATTCGACGGTATTGAAGCGAATTTTTTTTTGATTGAAGAAGGTCAGGAATGCCAACGCAAAACGTTTGAAAAATGCAAATTGAGAGCGGGACGAAATATCATTCCGGGTTTGGATAAACAACCCAATCCAATGATTTTAGTGACGTGTAATCCGTCACAAAATTGGACAAAGGAATTGTTTCATGAACCATACATCAACGGAACATTGACACCGGATCATTTCTATTTGCAAAGTTTAATGAAGGACAACCCGTCATTGCCTGAATCGTATTTGAACGGATTGGAAAATTTGGACGAAGTCACGCGCGAAATTTTCGTGAATGGAAATTGGGACGTCATGAACGTTGAACGTCCTTTTGCGTATGCATTCAATAAATTCAAAACCGTCAAATCGAATTTGGAATTCAATAAAAATGAACCAATCATTTTGTCGTTCGATTTCAACGTTGATCCGATTACATGTGTCGCCGGTCAAAGTTACGGCGGGAAAATTCGAATCCTGAAGGAATTTAGATTGCGCAATTCGGACATTTACAATTTGTGTTCGGTTATCAAAACGACGTTTGGAAATCCGTTTTTCATTGTCACCGGTGACGCGTCAGGGGCGAATCGTTCCGCAATGACAAAAGGCGCAATGAATTTTTATTCAATCATTCGTGACGAATTAGGGTTGAGCAAATCACAATTCAAAGTTCCGTCAGTCAATCCGTCAATTAAGAATTCACGCGTTTTGTTGAATTCAATGTTGGAACGTCACACCGATTTGTTGATTGATTCGTCGTGTCAATATTTAATCAACGACCTGATTTCAGTTCAAACCGATTCGAACGGCGACATCGATAAAAGCAAGGACAAACATTTGACTCACTTATTGGATTGTTTCAGGTATTATTTGTGGACGTTTCACCATGATTTCATTCGTTTTCTAAAATGAATTTTCACTATATTTGAAAAAAAAAGTCATGGCTAAAATGGACAAAATGCACCGTTGCGTTATGGATGTAATGAAAACGGGCAAAGACAAATCGAGTTCATATGCGATTTGCACGGCATCAATCAAAGGAACAACCAAACAACCGAAATCAACAACAAAGAAAAAATGAAGTTTTTTAAACGAAAGAAACAACAACAACAACCAATCACGAATTCAAGTTTTAACCTAAAAAAAGTATACACCGACAACGAAGGGTGTAATTGGTACGAATTCGAAAATATGTTGACCATACCGGCCAAACGCGCAATCGCGGCCGAAATCGCGACACGTTTCGCCGATATGAATTTGACCAAAGCGCAATTGACACGTTTATTCGCTGAAATGAAAAAAAAGGCGAATGAAGGGAACATCGTCGAATTGTTTCATTTAATGAGTGAAATCGAATTCCGGTTGAATTATATTGGTGAGGAAACAACATTGTTGGAATTGGCGACATGTTATTTTGTAATCGACGGGGAAGACGCGACCGGCTACGATGACAAACATCGTCAAATCAAATTAGACAAATTCAAAGACGATCCGGAATGTCATGATTTTTTTTTGCAAAGGGCATTCGAATACACAATCAATTATTCGAATTCATCCGGAACCGATATTCTCGAATTTTTGAAGACAATGGAACCGGAAAGCGCAAAACTGAATCAAATTTTGCAAACGTTGTCGTTGGCCGATACATTGACGAAATAAATTATTTGAATCAATTGATTTGCGAATCGCGTCCGTCAGAGGTTCGCGCTTTGGAATCATTGACCGTTGATGAATATTATCAAACCATTTCAACATGGATGCGAATCATTGACGAAAAAAACAAATCGTTTGAAAAAATCAATTCAGGCGACGACGAAAAACCCAAAGAAAGACGTAAATTCGGCAAAGCAAAAAAAGTTTAAGTCATGGCCGAACCAAAAAATGTCATCTTTAAAATACAAGCCGATACCGCGCAATTGCGTCGTGAATTGGACGCCGTTAAAAAATCAATTGACGGTGTTAATGCCGGGGTAAATAACACCGCGAACAATGTTTCAAAATTAGGTGGTATTTTAAAAGGGGCGGCGGCGGCCTTTGGTGGAATCGCAATCGGTCAATCGATTTTGGATTTTGGAAAAAACGCGATTCAAGCCGCGTCCGATTTTCAATCGTTGCAAATTTCATTCACTACATTTTTGAAGGATCAGGATAAAGCGAAAACGGTGTTGGCCGATTTGCAAAAGTTTAGTTCGGTGACGCCATTCACGGGTGAAGAAGTTCAAAACGCGGGACGTGCATTGTTGGCGTTCGGTGAAAATTCAAAAAACCTGATTCCGGTGTTGTCGCGAATCGGTGACATTTCCGCCGGGACGGGAAAAAATTTCAATGAATTGACGGTGTTGTATGGCAAAGCGCGAACGCAAGGAACACTCTATGCTGAAGACATCAACCAATTGACGGAAGCGGGTGTTCCAATCATTCAGGAATTCGCGAAAAATTTGGGTGTTGGTGCTGAAAACGTTAAAAAATTAGCATCTGAAGGAAAAATCGGTTTTAAGGATTTGGAAAAAGCATTTCAAACATTGACGTCAAACGGCGGTCAATTTGAAGGTTTGACGGCTACATTGGGACAATCATTTGCCGGTCGTGTGTCAACGTTGAAAGATAATTTTGACCAAGTCGCGCGATCCGTTGGTGAAGGTTTATTGCCAATTTTTGAAGTTTTAATCGGTGGAGCATCACGTGCAATTGAATTTTTGCGACGAATTCCGGCAATCATTGACCAAAACCGGGTTGCATTTTCATTATTGGGGGCGGCCGTTTCTTTATACGTTGCAACGCAAATTCGCGGTTTTGTCATTCAGCAATTAGCAAACAAAGAATCGTTGTTGTCGATATTACGTCAACGCGCATTGAATACGGTCGTGACATTGGGTGTTGTTCAATTACGATTGAAGACGGCCGCGCAAGTGCAAGGAAATATTGTTCAACGTGCCTATGCGGTCGGGACTGAAATCGCGACCATTGCACAACAAGGTTTTAACACGGCGTTGAAAGCGAATCCGATTGGATTGATTGTTTCATTATTAGCAACGGCGGCGGCGTTCATGATTGATTTTGGTGACGCTACAACCGACGCGGCCGGGGCGCAAAGTGATTTGAATAAAGAGTCAGAAAAATATATTGATTCACGACAAGCATATTCAGAAACACAAAAAACAATTGCGGAAAATACATCGGCCGAAGTTGGATCAATCAATCGTTTGTTTGACGCGTTATTGAAAACGAACAAGGGAAGTCAGGAGCGCAAAGATTTAATCGACCAAATAAATTCAAAATACGGGACGACATTAAAAAATCTATCGGACGAAAAACAATTTTTGGCATTAGTCAATGAACAACGTGACAAATTAATTGCGTTAAAACGCGCTGAAATTACATTGGAAGCGTCAAAAGAAACATTGACGAATTTGGATAAGGAAAAAATAAGATTGGCTCAAGAGCGAACAAAAGCGGAAGACGAAAAAAATAAAAAAATTAAACAAGTAGCGGAAGACGAAAAAAAAGCAAATGCAAACGTCAAAGCAAATGTTGGTCAAGGTGGTGACGCCGCGTCAAGGGCGGCCGGATTATCATTTCAAAAAGGGGCGGAACAATTAGTTGAAAGGCGAAAAAATATCAATGATAATTATACTAAAATAATTAGTGACATTTCAAGTCAGGAAAATGAAGTCGCAAAAGCAACCAAACAAGTTGAAGGGCTTTATACTGAATCATTGGACAATGTTTCAAAAACACAAAGTGAATTTCAAAAAACAACATCAACCGGAATTGTTGACACAAAAAAATTAAGCGAATCAATTAATTTATTCAATGACCTGAAACGTCAATTGGTCGATTTAGAAAATGAAGCCAAACGAATGAATTTAGAAGTCAACATCGTTCCAAAAAATTTCAACGAAACGTTCACCCAATTGAAGACAATTCAAGCGGATCAGGAACGAATCATTGATTTAGAAACGCAACGAACAAAAGATGACGCGCGAAGAAACGGAACATTGACGGCGCAAAATGAATCATTGATTGACCAAATCGCAACGCAAAAAAAATTGAATTTGGCTATTCGAACCGGGAATCAAATTTCGGCTGAAGGTTACAAAGAACAATTAAGAATTCAAAAATTGCGCGAAGACATTCAACAACAACAATTCGAGCAAAGTCAGTTCATTCAGGAACAAGCAATCAACGACATCGAAACAAAGAAATCGGAAGTTCAAACAAAATTTGAAAACGCGCGAACAAAAAAATCGCGTGAATCTTTGAAAGCGCAATTGGCTGAATTGACACGATTGCAAATTGAAGCGGAACAAAAATCGTCGGACGAACGAATTCAACAAATCGAACAAAATCGAAAACGCGATATTGAAAACGCAAAAGGCGACGCAAAGGAAATTCAATTAATTAATTCAAAAGCGGATTTCGAAATTTTAAAAGAGAAAAGCAAAACGGCCAAAAAGGTTGAACAATTGACAAAGGATTCAAACGACAAACAACGCGAAGACGATAAAAAGAAACGCGAAGAAATAATCCAAGGGGCGCAAGATGTTGCAAAGGCGACAATTGATTTGATTAATCAGGTTATTGACGCGCGAATCAGGGAAGCGGATTTGGCTATTTCAGCGCAAGAAAAACGAATTGAACAAGCGCGAACAATCGCGGAAAAAGGCAACGCCGAAGTTTTACAATTGGAACAAGAGCGTTTGGATAAATTAACAAAGGAACGTGCAAAATTTGTTCGTCAACAACAAGCATTGGCGTTTGTTGAATTGGCATTGAATTCGTCAATTGCAATTGCAAAAGCGGCGGCCGAAGGTGGCGCGGCGGCCCCGTTCACAATTACGGCTACATTGTTGGCATTAGCGGCCGGATTTATTTCAGCACGAAGCCAAGCCCAAGCGGCGGCCGGTTTCGAGAAGGGCGGTTACACGGGTGACGGTGGCAAAACCGAAACGGCGGGTGTTGTTCACAAAGGCGAATTCGTTTTCACAAAGGATAAGACGTCAAAATATCGTTCATTTTTTGAAGCAATTCACAAAGGTCGAACACCTGAAATGGCGTTGGGTTTAGGCGAAAAAATTATTGTGGTAAACAATCACAACATGGATCAACAATTGTCACGAATCGAAACGGCAATCCGTGAACAATCGCGAATGAATTTGTCAATCGACGAACGTGGAATTCATGGTTTGGTTTCACATTATCAGTTCAAAGAAAATCGAATTCGAAATAAAGCAAAATAAAACATGGCTAATTCAACAATGCGAATTGAATTGAATGGAACGTTGGTCACCGGAGTGATTGACGGCATTCAAAATTTTTCGGTCACATTACGCAACCAAGCGGAAGACGGAACATTGGCGAAATCGTTCACATCTGAATTGACGTTTTACGATGACGGTTATCAAATTTTAAAAACGGCATTGATTGACGATCCATTTGGATTTTCAAAAAGCGTTGCAATCAAAATTTTTGACGATTGTTGTCGCGAAGCGGTTTTCGAAGGTGTTATCAAAGGCGACGCGATTGATTGGTGTGAGCCAAAATGCTATATTTCAGCAAATGTAATTGAAGATGAAGCGAAAATCAATTGCATCAAATCGACATTGATTTGGGACAATCACAACGGATTTTTGAGTCGTTCAAATCCAATCATTCGTTATTGCATTGAAATAAGACCGGAATTTTTGCAATACGGTTTAATTTTACAAGCGACCTTGTGGCATTTTGTTTTTGAATTACTTTTTTTCATTTTGATTCCGGTGATTTTTGTTGTGTTTGGCATTGTTTACATTATTTGTGAGGCCATAAACGCGATTCCGGGTGTTGATGTTAATTGTGGCGGTGGTTTAACAAATCCAATCACGCTAATTAATAACATGCAAGAGTTATTGAAAGAATTGAGCGCATCATTAGCACCGTGCGGTCGTTTTCACCCCTCACCATACGTTCGCGATTACATCAAAAACGCGTGTGACAAATGCGGATTGCAATTTCAAAGTTCAATTTTAAATGATCCGGCGTCACCTTATTATAACACGGTGTTGTTCGCGGCTCAAATTAAAAAAGGGCGCAAATTGGATTCGACCGATTACACATTGATTGAAGACAACAAACCCGTTGAAACAATTGAAACGTTAATGCAAACATATTTGAAACCAATGTTCAACGCGGAATTTCAAATCGTCAACAATGTTTTGGTTTTTGAACGAAAGGACTTTTTTCAATCAACGACGACATGGATTGACGTTGAACAATTATTGAATCAGGGAAAAATAAACAATAACGAAATTTGTTTCAATTGGATCGACAAGGAACGTTGGGCGTTTGGCGATTATCAATATTCAAAAGATTTTATTGATTATGTCGGAAACGAAGCAATTTTAAGGTTCAACGACATTGTCGAATGGAATTCACCCTACAACCCCGGACAAAAAGGTTCACGCGAAATATTATTGCAAGTTGGCCCGTCACGACATCGAAAGGACGGAATTGATTTGACGGTTTATGATTTCTTTCAAACGTTTTTAGGTGGAATCGTGAATTTCATTTGGCACAACATTTTTTCAGATTACGACCAAACATTGTTGACCAATCAACATATGGTCGGATATTATAAATTCATGATTTATGACACCGCATCAGGAACGGCGGGTTTGGTTAAACATGACTATTCAAACGCGTTTTGTGGTGGTGATCCGGGCGCGGCACCGGACGAACGTTTCAATTATCCATTTTGGTTCAATGCTAATTACAAAAACAATCTTTATTCGTTGTTTCATTACATCGACGATCCAAGGTTGCCCGGAACGACGCAATTCGATTTCAAATTTACTTTTGAATTTGATTGTCAAACCTACAATGATTTTAATTTTGCCAAAACAATTCGATTGATTAAAAACGGGCAAATCGTCAACGGCGTTGTCAAAGAATTGAACATTGATTTTTCAAAAAGAATCATTCAGGTTGCAGGAATTGTTTAATTTTAAAGTAAATTTGAAACATGATAATCACATCGAATTTAGTTGATAATAGTTCCGGCGCAACGAATCCAATTTTTGCGGGTTGTTGTGGTTTGGCTGAAATCAAAATCAAATTAAACACAAACGAACCGACGCGTTCAATTCATAGAATTCACCTAAATAATACCGGCGGTTGTTCAACGACAATTTTGAGCGTTGACGGTGTCACATGGACTGATCCATTGACATACACAATCACATTGAATTCATTGAATGAAATAACATGTTTAGTTCAAGTTTGTTCCGATTGCGACACGGCAATTGGTCACATCACATCATTTCAATTTGAAGTTCATTGGAATTCGCCCGGAAGCGGTTCGCAAACGTGGGATTTTGATATGATAAATATTGATCCGGTCACGAATCCAATTATCACCCAAAGCGAATTTTATTGGCATCCATGTTTGGACGATTGCACGAAATTACAAGGTGATTTTTTTAGGGTGAACAATCCAACGCCATTCACGGTCAATGTTGGATTTTCAACAATATATATTTTTACCGGTGCGCTGAATTGGTACATTGACGGCGTTTTATCAGGGACGGGGACGGGCGTTTCGTTACCGATTCCGCCGGGTGAACATGAAGTTGGATTGCAAATTTGTCCATTAGACATGATTGACGGCGATTCAATTTCATTTGATGTCAACAATTGCGGTGAAACCTACAATGTTATTGTTTATTATCAACCGGTTTATTGTGGTGATTGTGGAATTTCATGTCGTTCATTGAATGTTTATTCAGACGGAAATTGGGTGACGGAAACCGGATATTGCGGAACAACGGCAATGTTTGACCGATTAAGCATTGGCGCAAATGTCACGTTGCAATGGTCAATGACCTATGTCAATTTACAAGCGGGTTTAAAAATTTATTTCAATCCGGTGTTGTTTGATATTAATTGTAATTATCCGGGACGTTATGGTTCGGGAATAATTGATTCAGCACCCCCGGCGGGTTGGTTTTTCGATTTGAATTCAAACGGCATGATTGGCGGAACATATTCAATGACTTTATTTGGCGCGGGTGTGAATGCAAATTCACAAAAGAATTTGACCGCGACAATTCAATTCGTTGACAACACGAATTTCATTATTTCGTTGAATTTTTTCATGATTGAAGACATTGAAAATTGGATTGACGGAACAACGATTGCTAATCAACCGAAGTTGTTGAATTCGCATATTTCAGCACCAACGCCATTGACGAACACAATTCAATCGGTTTATAATTCAAACAAAAATTTGTGTTTGCTTACTTACATCACCGATTCAAACGTTCAAACGATTGTGAATGGATCGCCGGTTGATTTTAGTTGTTATTTGACAAAATCAATCGCGTGGACATCGCGTTTTTGGAATTCAGGTTTGTACGGCGGGACATCTGAATTCACAAACCCACAATTCAAATTCAAACGCAATGGTGTTTTTGTTCCGAATTTGTCAACGGTTCAACAAACGCAATTGATTTTTGAAATTGATTCAGCAAATACATTGTGGGATTGTTATATCATGCTAATTGACACAAATAACACGGACAACACAACAACGTTTCCGTTGAATTATGACATGTCACGCGTGGCAATTCCGACCGACGGAACAACGAATCAATTGAACGGTTTGATTTATGCGCCGTCAACGTTAATTACAAACGTAGGTGGTTCGACATGGCGCGTTACATGTTACATTGATAATTCAATCAATCCAAATGGACAATGGCGAATTGGTGCGATTGTTTATGGTTCGAATGGTTTGCAAGTGATTTCGAATTCATTTATTTCTGACGTTATTGAAGTGACGCAAATTCCCGGAATTGAATTATGTTGTTCATTGACTTATTCGAATACATGGAACGATTATTCAATGAGTTTTGTGAATCAATGTTTCGCGCCAACAATGAAAGAGCGAATTCAAAATCAAATGCAAATCACCGGTGGCGCGTTTGATATTTGTTTGACAAATTTTGGAATGGATCCGGCGAATTTATGGTTGGATTATTTGAAAAAAGTCACGTTGAATATTTATCGAAAGGTCAACAATTATCCGTCAATTGGACAAACGACGTTTTTCTATTTTGATTCATTATCGTCAAATCGAATCGCGGGTTTTCCCGGCAATTGGCAAAACAATAATTCCGATTTGATTGTCAGTGACGACGGATCAACATTGTCGACCGAATGGAACGGGCGCGTTCGTTACGAATCAAATTTACCAATTTCAAACGGCAATGTTTACGTTGCGACAACATCGCAAGGTTTCACACGAACACCGGCGGGAGCATTGGCATCAACATACATTTCAGTGAACAACGCGAATTTTGATTGGGCCGATTTAGACGTTTATTTTGAATATCAATTTGAATTTGATTTGTCACCGATTTATGGTCAATCATGTGATTTCGTTATTGTCAGAAACAATAAAATTCACCCGGTTGATTTCGAAACAACGCCAAGTCCTTACACGCAAATGTTGAAAGGAATAAGCGTCAAAGGTTATAAAAACGGAACACCGACAACCATTATCGGCCCGTTTTGCGACGGACAATTCGATTATTTGTTGGTCGAGGTTCAACAATTGGTCGCGAACGATTACACGTTCGTTGCGTTATTGGATCGTTTTCCTTATGGCGTGAATAATTTGTTGGAAGAAAACGGCGGAACAAGCGGAACCGGATTGACGCAATTAACGTGTCCTGAAATGTACGATGTTGACGCGTCGTTTTCAGGTGCTTCAGCATTCTTTAAAATTGATTTATCTTTATTGAGTCCGGGCAAATATCAAATTTGCGGTGTTCAATTAAAAAAACCATAAAAAAAAACATGGGTTATTTTGTAAACTATTCAATAAATTCAAAAACATATTGCGACCAATCGTCCGATTGTGGCGACATTGACGACATTGAATCGCGTATCATTTGCAAAGAGGTTGAAATTTTAGATTGTGGCGACGGTGACGGATGTGATTTGGCCGTTGTCAACAATGGTTTGATTTTGTGTTCATGTGACACGTCGTTCAATTGCAATCTTTGCGGTAATGATTTGCCGTATTGGTCGCCGGTTTTAGACGACGACATTTTGGTTTTTCAATTTCAGCAAATCGACAATTTCAATGGTCAAGACCCGAACGGCTCGTTTCCGTATGGTTGGGGCGCGTCAGGTTTTGTCAATGGATTTGTCAAGGATTGTTGTTCGGATCAATATATTTTAAGCGGTGGCAATCCAAAATCGGTCACCAATTACGCGACAAAATCGTTTGTTGGTGTTTATCCGGTTTATGATTACGCGGGAAACGTTACATGGAAAAACATTCAGCAAATTGAAATTGATTTAAAACAATTATACATTGATTTGAACGCGCAATTTCCGAACGGTGGTGGTTGCTTTGTTTTTGAATGGATTTTTAACGCGGCCAATCCGGTTTCAAAATATTCTTTTTGTTCCGAACCTTACAAATT